CCAAACGGAATCCGAAAGTCTCGATGGGCTATTATACGAAACACAAACCCACAGTTACGAACTACAACTATTAAGACATGGCTTGATTGGTTCCCAGAAACAGAATGGGGAAAGTTCACATGGTCGGTTCCATATACGCACCATATTAAAAAAGGTGAGATCGACCTTGAAGTAATCTTCCTTGCTCTTGATCGCCCAGAAGATGTCAAGAAACTCCTCTCTCTCGAACTAACTGGCATCTGGATCAACGAGGCAAGGGAGATACCTAAGTCCATTATCGATGCGTGTACTATGCGTGTTGGTCGTTTCCCTAGCATGAAAGATGGTGGCCCAAGTTGGACTGGTGTTATTGCGGATACCAACGCGCCTGAAGAGGATCACTGGTGGCCTATTATGTCTGGTGAGGTTCCAGTCCCCGACCATATTCCGCGTGAGCAGGCTAAGATGTTGGTTAAACCTGACAACTGGCAGTTCTTTACGCAACCTGCAGGGATGCTTGAAGTCAGGACCGAGGACGGTGAGATCGAGGATTACGAGCCTAATCCCCATGCGGAAAACAGAAATCACATGATGAAGTCGTATTACCCGAACCTTATTCGCGGTAAAACAAAAAGCTGGATTGATGTGTATGTTATGAATAAGTTGGGGGCAATCCAAGACGGAAAGCCCATATATCCCATGTTCGCTACAGAAGCACACGTTGCAAAAGAGGAAGTCCCGATAGCTGCCAACCTTCCTGTTTATGTTGGCTTGGACTTCGGGTTGACCCCTGCCGCCACCATCGGGCAGAAGGTGCGCGGTAGGTGGTTGATTCAACAAGAGATCGTTGCGATTGACATGGGAATTGTAAGATTTGCCGAGGTTCTGCGCCAAGAGCTTGCGACACGGTTTAGCGCCGCGTCTGAGGTTATTATCTATGGCGATCCTGCTGGTGACTTTAGAGCGCAGACTGATGAATCTACTCCCTTTCACATTCTGCGTGGGGCTGGCTTGAGGGCGTTCCCCGCGCCTTCCAACTCTGTTGACCTTCGCCTCGAGGCTGTCTCTTCCCAGTTGACGAAGATGGTCGAAGGGAAGCCAGCCTTTTTAATGGATCGCCGTTGCGTACAGCTTATCAAAGGCTTTGAGGGCGGGTATCAATACAAGCGCATGGAAGTAAGTGGTGAAAGGTATAGTGATAAACCAGACAAGAACATGTTTTCGCACATCCACGATGCGCTACAATATATGATGCTAGGTGCTGGTGAGGGACGAGCGTTGATGAATACGCAGAAACCTGCTATGCCAGTGGTAGCTAAACGTAACTTTGACGTATTTAACGGCACCAAGGCGCAAAGGCGAAAGCCAAGTCTTTGGTCAAGACTATAGGAGATTGACATGTGTTTTGGTGGCAACCGCGCAGCTCAAGAAGAGTCTAACGAGAAGGCTGCAGCGGAGCGTGTAGAAGCAGATATTGCAAAGCGCGAACAAGTTGAAGAGCGCGCAAATCAAAAGCGCGAAGATATTTCGGACGCACTTAGCGCAAGACAAGAGCGTCGAGGCAGTATGCGTGGCGGTGCTGGTCGCCGTTCACTGTTCCGCGCAGGTGCTGGTGGTTTCTTAGGTCGTTTTGGTGGATAACAATGCACGGTATTGCAGAGCAAAAAATGAAGCGTTACGAAAAGGCGAAAGCCTTTCGTGAGAATTGGGTTCCTTTGTTTGAGGAATGTTACGAATATGCTCTGCCGCAGCGCGAGTCTTTCTACTACGAAGAGGCAGGGCAGCGTCGAGACGACAAAATCTTTGACGAGACTGCCGTTGTTGGGGTGCAAGAGTTTGCATCCCGCTTGCAATCTGGCCTTGTTCCTAACTTTGCACGATGGGCTGACCTAGCGTCAGGCAGCGAAGTTCCTAAAGATCAGCGCGAAGATGTAGACAATGAGCTTGATGAGGTCACTGAATACGTTTTTGAGGTGCTACAAAACTCTAACTTCGCCCAAGAAGTGCATGAATCTTTCATGGATTTGGCTGTTGGCACTGGTATTTTATGTGTAGAAGAGGGGGATGCAGTTAATCCTGTTGTGTTTACTGCAATCCCACTGCCACATGTGGTGCTAGATGCTGGGCCTGATGGTAAGATTGATCACGTTTTTCGTGAACGTAAAAAGATTAAGTTCGATGATTTGCCCATCTTGTACAAGAAAGAGCAGTTCGACCCTAAAGTAATTAACCTAATGGGGAAAGACCGCGAGACTACTGTGCTTGAAGTTGTATGTCGTGATTATTCTAAGCCAAATGAAGAAGCGCACTACCATTATGCCATCTGCATGACTACGAAAACGGTGCTTCACGAAAAGCAACTCAAAGGTTTGGGATCAAACCCATTCATTTGTTTCCGTTGGTCAAAGTGTTCGGGTGAAGTATATGGTCGTGGGCCATTGCTAAATGCGCTATCAGCTATCAAGACTACCAATCTAACCATCGAAATGATTCTTGAGAACGCGCAAATGTCTATTTCAGGCATCTATCAGATGGAGGATGACGGCGTTATCAACCCTGACACGATAAATTTAGTTCCTGGCACAATCATTCCGAAAGCAATGGGCAGTGCAGGACTACAGCCTATCAATGCAGCGGGTCGTTTTGATGTTGCGCAGCTTGTTCTCGGTGACATGCGCAATAATATCCGCGAAGCATTGTACATGAATATGCTTGGCGACCCCAACAAAACACCTGCATCTGCAACGGAAGTAGCAGAACGCATGGGTGATCTAGCTCGTAGAATGGGTGCTGCCTTTGGACGACTGCAGTCTGAGCTGGTGCAGCCTGTACTGCAGCGTGTCATCTACATTCTAAAGAAACAGGGACGCATTGAGTTACCGACTGTTAATGGTCGTGAAGTGCGTGTTCGTTCAGTATCACCACTAGCGCAAGCGCAAGCAAACCAAGACATCTCAACTGTCGCGCGTTTCCTAGAGCTTGTCGGCGGTGTGTTTGGCCCAGAAATGCTGCAGCTATTGATCGATGGGGAACAGACTGCAGTCCACTTGGCTAAGAAGTTTGGCGTACCAGACAACCTGATACGCGATGAAGATCAGCGCAGGGAGATTGCTGCATTAGCTCAGCAAATGGCGCAACAGCAGGGAGTACAGCTTGGCGACCAAGGCTAACATTGGCATTGATGGTATTCAACGGAAGCACGAGGCAGACGTTAATATCAGCAAAAACATAGCAGAAATATTTAGCACACCCACTGGGGCCGAGGTGTTGCGTTATCTTAGATCGATTACGATTGAAATGGTAAATGGCCCTAATGTCTCTACGGAAGAGTTGAGGCACATCGAGGGGCAGCGATACATCGTTGGCCTTTTAGAGCAACGTATCAACCATGCACATCGGAGTAAGAATACATGAGTACAGAGGGAGCAATCGAAGCCGCAGCAGAAGACGGACGCGACTTTGTAATCGAAGAAGACATTCAGGCTGCAGAAGCACCACCACGTCCAGAATGGTTGCCTGAAAAGTTCAATACACCAGAAGACTTGGCTAAGTCCTACACCGAATTGCATTCCAAGCTGGGTGCTAAGGACGATGACATTCGTCAGTCAATCATCGAGGAGATTCAAAAGGAAGCCTTTGCTGATCGACCTGAGACTGCGGGTGATTATCAGATGCCTGACAGCATTGAAGCTGATGCAGCCGTTGACAACGAGTTGCTGCAATGGTGGGCGAACCACAGCTTTGAGAATGGTTTTAGCCAAGAAGAGTTTGAGCAGGGCATCGAAATGTACGCTCAAGCTATTGGTGGCAATCAGCCAGACATAGAAGCTGAAATGGAAAGGCTAGGCGACAATGCCAATGCTCGAGTTGACGCAGCGTCAGCTTGGGCAAGTAAGTTTTTTCCAGAGGAAACTATGTCTGCCATTGAGCGCATGTGTGAAAGCCATGAGGGTATTATTGCTCTTGAGGTTATGATGAACGCGATGAAGGATGGTTCGTTTGCAAATGAAACACAGCCTTCTTCTGGTTTCTCAGAGGGCGAGTTGCGTCAAATGATGCAAGACCCACGGTACTATGACAGTACACGGCGTGACCCAGAATTTGTAAAGCAGGTGGAAAATGGCTTCAAGCAAATCTACCGAAGCTAAGATTTTACAAAGAGGGGGGTTGTATTTGACCCCCCTTTTGCCATCACACATACAGCCTTTGCTTGAAAGCTTGTCTGATGAAAACAAGTATGAGCTAGAGTTAATGGGTTATGACAGCCCAGCAAAAGCGTTTAAGCAAATGCAGCAAGCAGACGTTGAGGCTTACGTTGTAAAAGACAAAGACGACAACATTCTTGTTGTAGGTGGGCTATGGTACAACGATGAAACGCCCATGCCTCAAATGTTTGCCATGTTTACCAAAGGGGCATTAAATAGGTATATTGCCCTTGTTCGTGGTTCACACATGTTGCTCGAGTTCTTTTCCCGCAGCAATCCTGCGATCTGTATGTGCATTATGAGCGAATTTGAAGGCATGTTAAATTGGGCTGCACACTTAGGATTTCAGCCTATGGACGTTACAACAAACGCCAACGGCAAAGACTACGTTGAATTTGTGCATTGCAATTTTGATCAAGATCGTGTTTATCATAAGGCATCACGGCCCGTGGTGCACTGATTGGCCCGAAAGGATACCCAAGTTGAAGTGAGGAAAGCGGATACCCGTAGTAACCCGAAACTTCAATTAAGGACTGTAAAATGGCTAATACAATCGACCAAGCCTTCATCAAGCAGTTTGAGTCAGAAGTGCACATGGCGTACCAGCGTATGGGTTCCAAGCTACG